TGCTTATGCATATGATCCTGCTTATAGAAAGCATGATGGTACATATAATGCAGGTTGTCCAGTTTGCAAAGAGGGTAAAAGCTTTGGTAAAAAGAAAAGATTATTCTTTTATCCTGAATCTAATACTTTTCATTGTTTTAATTGTTGTAAAACTTGGTCTGCTTATTCGTGGATCAAAGGTGTCTGTAACATAACTAAGGAAGAACTTGATTATGAAGTTGCAACAAATGATTTTTCAATTGATGTAGAGAAAAAAGTTTCTTTTTTTGTTTTTAAGAAGAAAGAATTACCTGATCTTCCATATGATTCTATAAATTTATTTGATCCAGTTCAACAATCTTTCTATTCAAAAAATTGTGATTTCTCACAAGCCTTGCAATATTTAAGAGATAGAAGATTAGAAACTGCGGTGAATAGATCACCCAATCTATTCATAAGTTTAACCGATATCATTCATAAAAACAGAATTTGTATTCCTTTTTATGATAGAAACAATAAAGTTGTATTTTATCAAACTAGAGCAATTGATAAAACCGAACCTAGATACCTTGGTAAACAAGGTTATGATAAAACTGTATTTGGTATAGATAGAGTCAGTAGTGATATACCTTATATATTCATATTTGAAGGTCCGATTGATTCTATGTTTGTAAAGAATGGTGTAAGTGCCGCAGGTATAACATTAACTGAACATCAGAAAGAACAATTCGCAGAATTTCCTTTTCATAAAAGGATATGGGTATTAGATAATCCTAAATTTGACGATACAGCAGATCAAAAAACTAGAGAGATGGTTATGAAGGGAGAGAAGGTATTCAGATGGCCTCTTGGTATGTCATATAAAGACTTCAATGAGAAATGTGTCTTTGAAGATTTAAACGAAATCGATTATCAAGTAATACTTGATAACTTATATTAATACTGAGTCCAACCAGAAACTTGCTGTTCCGTATCACGAAGCTTTTTAGGAGCAGTGATAATGTAGGTATTGAGAATTTCTTTTAACTTCTCAACTTCACCAGCAATACGAGTAATAGAATCAGAAGCCTTACGAGTTACACCACGAAGAAGACTACCAGCACGATCACCATCAGCAAGAATTTTATGAAGTGATTCTGTTGAAGGATCATTCAAGAAGCCAGCAAATTCATCAAGCTTACTAGACCATTCTTTAATACTATTAATTGTATCAGATGTAACTTGTGGATTTACACCTTGTGTATCAAATTCTTTTGGATCTGTTCCCGGTTGCATTGATTGATCAAATGCTTGTTTATCACCTTCCGGTGAAAAATCAGAAGGAGCTTTTTGATTACCACCTGCAACATCACCCGCAGGTGCAGCTGGAGCAGCCGCAGCAGGTGCAGCTGCTTCATCTTGCTCTTTAAGCAAACTTCTTAAAAATCTTGAAACAAAGGGTGCATGAGAATCAGAAATATCATTTCTTTCCATATTAACTCTCATTATTCTTTTAACTTTACTATTCATGTTATCTTTCATAACTTTTTTCTTAGCAGATTTAACACTTGATTTATCTTGTGGTATAGAAGCACAAGACATCTTTGAGGGCTTCTTGGGTTTTAACTTGACTTTGAGCTTATTCTTCATTATTATATTTACATATATTTACCTTCAATTATGCCAAATCTACCAAGTAATTACTTTTTTGTTGTCGCAACTCAATATAACGAGAAAGATTTTTGGGAAAAATCTCAAATTGCTATTTTCCTAGATAAAACTGGCTGTAGGAATACTTGTGAAATTGTTTATGAAAACAAAAAAGGACTTCCAGAGGTTTATAATTCATTTATAACACCTGAAAATAAAATAAAACGTATAATTTTCTTACATGATGATGTTTTAATTGAAGATTTGTTTTGGGAAGAAAAATTAAACATAGCTTTTGAAAAATATGATATAGTTGGATTAGCAGGATCTAAGAAAGCTGACCTTACAAGACCACCAGCATGGCATTTGATGAGTGATAGACAAGATCATTGTGGTGAAGTAGCTCATTCACACGAAAAAAAGGTTTGGACAACATGTTTTGGGCCTACAGACTCTAGAGTATTGGTAATGGATGGTCTTTTTATAGCAGTTAAAGTTAAAAAATTACTTGAAACAAATACAAGATTTGACCAGAGGTTTGATTTCCATCATTATGATATAACTTTTTGTCTAAAAGCTAATAAAAATAAACTTAAAATGGGTGTAACTCCGATTAGAGTTGTACATTTCGGATTAGGTGATAGTATGAATACATCAGAATGGAATAAGAGTTCCGAATTATTTAAGGAGTATTATGCAAAAATATAAAGATAATAATTTATTTGATTTTCTTAATTATATTTTAAAGGTTAGCGACAATGAACCTAAAGATTACAAACCTCCAACTTTTCTTATAAACAGATGGATATCTATGGCAAATCCTGCATTTGCCAGAATTATAAATCTTACAACTAATAAGTGGTGTGGATCTACATCAGATTTTGATATATCTAAGTTATACAGAATTTTATTACCCAAATATGGTAAAAGGATTTCTTATATAAAGAAAGAAGTTAAAGAAAAAGAATATGATGAAGATATGAATATGGCATCCATCATGGAATGTTCACAAAGAGAAATAAATTTATTTAAAGAAACACTTGAAGAAATTGACATTAGTGTTAAATAAATGTACATATGGCAATTATACCAAGACCCGAACAAGAAGATTTAATTAAAGGAAAAGTCCAAATTGAAAATTATCAACACCATTCATTTAATCTTGATGGTTGGACTTTAACAAAAGTTCTTGATGATATATTGATGTGTCAATATATCGATCTTAATGATGATGGTACTGAAATCAAGAGGGGTAATATTTGGGTTCCTATTAATGCTGTTAATTTTACATGGAGGTTAGCAAAGGTAATTCTTGCTGGACCTGATTGCCAAACTGTTAATGAAGGCGACATTGTTGTTTTTCCTAATGACAAAGGAATACAAGTTGCAAATATGAATGGTCACAAGCACGTTGTTTTCCTTAACGAATCTAGGATATTTGGCGTTTGCGAAGAAGAAAATAAAAAAGTAGTAAAAAAGCCAGTAAAGAGATTATAAAATGTCAGAATACAGTGGGTTTTACGGCGGACATAATGTAGGAGATGTAAAAAAGTTCCTGCAAAAATATGTTGCTGAAATAGTTTTTGTTAGAAGACGACGAGCAAAAGATCCCACAGTTAGTGTGAAGACAAGAAGAATGATATGCACTTTAAATTTTCCACTTTTAACTGCTAATGCTAAAATTTTTAATTTTAAAAGACCAACTCAAACATCACCATATAACGCAGAAAGTAAAGGTTTAGTTACAGTTTGGGATATTATCATGCAGAATTGGAGAAATATTGATATCAAATCAGCAGTAATTGTTCAAAAATCAGATGTTTCCGGTTTACCGATGTACGTTAATTCGAAAGTTGACATGGTAAAATTTATGGATTTTTATGATAAAAAAATAGCAAGAATGACTGTTGGTGATAAGAGAAAATTCATGGATACTTAATATGACTATATACGGAACAGAAATAGAAAAAGTTTGCAAATATCTTTTACAAAAAGATATTACAATTGACATTAAAAATAAAAATTTTAAGAAAGGCAAACTTCTTCTTTTTTATCAAAGAAATTTTCATCTTACATTTGTAATGGATACTGTTAAAAAGGCAAAAGAAAAAATAGAAATACCCATTCCATATGGTATTGAATTTCATAAAGAATCAAAATTAGTATATTTTGATTATAGAATAAAAACATTAGCAAAACATGCACCTGAAATTGAAATGAATTTAGCAGTTTATCCTAAAAAAATAACTGGAAATAAGTTTTGGGATAGTATATTATTAATTAATGCAAATGGAGACAACGAAACTGATATATAGTGTATTTTCTGGAACTTTTTATGAAGTTTTAGAAAAAGATATAAAATTTTTAGACATAGGACAGGTAATTCTTACCAGTAAGCCTTCAAATAGTTGTAAAAAGTGTGCAGGAAGAGGACATATGGGTAGAGATCAAAGTACATTTGCCTATGAACTTTGCAATTGTATTAGGAAAAAAATAGATTTTGATTATTTAAAATCATTAATGCCTGATAATAATAACAAATAATATATATTCTACTAATAAGTAGGATAGGATGAAAAATTATACATTTGGTTTTGAAGTACAGACTCTATTAGAGCAATTTGTCGGTGCTTTCAATGATATTATCATAAAAAGATATGATAACGCCAATACTATTGTTCAACCAACAAGTGGATTTAAAGTTTTATATGTATATTCACCAAAACAAAGAATATTTAATAGTTTAAATAATCCAGCACCCGGAGGAATGACCGTACCAGTTGTAGCAATTAGTATAGGAGGTATTTCAAGAGATCAAAGTAGAGTTTTTAATAAAATAGATGGATTTAAAATACCATATACTAGTGAAAATGAAGGTCAATTAGTAAAAGTTATATTACAACCTGTTCCGATTAACATAACAGTTAATATGTCTATTGTAACTCGTTATCAATTAGATATGGATCAAATTTTAACTAATTTCATACCTTATTGTGATCCTTATATTATAATTTCTTGGAAATTACCTGATTCCGGTAAAGAAACTGATAAAGCAGTATTTCCTTATGAAATAAGATCTGAAGTTTTATGGAGTGGACAAATACAATTACAATATCCTGACAATTTAGCACCTACTGCACCATATAGAATAACAGCCGATACTTCATTTACCATAAAAGGTTGGATGTTTAAAAATTCAACTGAAACAATCAAGAAAATTTATACTATCACATCTGATTATTTTGATGCAGATTTAAAATCCCCTACATCAAATTCAATACTTTCAAGTTATGAATCATTATTTGGTAATGCGAATTTAACAAACATAATATGAGTGAACATTTTGTAATATCAGCAGTACCTTCGGTCAAAGATGTTAGGCCACAAGTTTTAAACCTTTTAAATGCTAGTTTGTCATCTATTGAAAAATTAAACTTTACAGTAAAAGGTAAAATGTTTTTCCAATTAAAAAATGTTTATTTAAGTGCTAGTGATCCTATGATGTTTGGAGGTGTTACTTTTTATGATAATTTTTCCGCTATTAAAAATTTATCAGCAAATAATGTTGGGTTTGATGCATTCTTATTACCAAATTTCTCATATACTGAAAATTTTATAACATTTACAATTCCTTATCCCCAAACTTCTGGATTTTTTGACATAATTGTTGAAAACGAAGCAGGATATGGAAAATTAACACAATCCGATCATACATTACGTCCATCTTTATATACTGGAGTTGAAGTATTACCTTATGTGGAACCTACTCCAACTCCTACAATATCAGAAACTCCAACACCTACTCCAACAATATCAGAAACTGCAACACCTACTCCAACAGTAACTCCTACTAATACACCTACTCCAACAATATCAGAAACTGCAATACCTACTCCAACGGTAACTCCTACTAATACTCCAACACCTACAATATCAAAAACTGCAACACCTACTCCAACAAATACTGCTACTGTAACTCCCACAATAACAGTAACGCCAACTTTAACAAATACACCTACTGCAACTCTTACTAATACACCTACATCTACAATAACAGAGACACCTACAAATACTCCTACTCCAACCGTATCCGAATCATCAACACCAACTCCAACTCCAACAATATCGGAAACTGTAACTCCGACTCCTACTATTACAAATACTCCAACACCTACAATATCAGAAACCGCAACACCCACCCCAACAAATACTCCTACTGTAACTCCCACAATATCAATAACACCGTCTCATACACCAACAAAAACAGTAACACCGTCTCATACACCAACAAAAACTAATACTGGTACACCTACACCTACTATATCAGTTACTCCTACTATATCAGTTACTCCTACTATATCGGTAACACCTACAATTACTTTAACTCCAACTATATCTAATTCTTCAACACCAACACCTACACTTACAATAACACATACTCCAACAAATACACCTACACCTACTATATCGGTAACACCTACAATTACTTTAACTCCAACTATATCTAATTCATCAACTCCAACTCCAACTATATCTAATTCTTCAACACCAACACCAACTGCTACAATAACAAAAACGCCTACTCAAACGCCAACATCTACTGTAACAGAGACACCTACAAGTACTCCTACTCCAACCGTATCTGAATCATCAACACCAACACCTACGCCTACATCAACTTTACCGATACAAATAACACCAAGTATTACTCCGACAATTACACCAACAACATCTGTCAAAGTGGCAAAACCTTTACCTTAATATAAATAATTGATAATTTACAAAAATCTGCTAAATATAAGACAATATGCCTAGTTTTTTACCAACAAGTAACAGAAGTCCCGATAGCGGTAAAGGTTTCGTATCTTCTATTTTATCAAAACTTCCTTATGTTAATTCTGCTATTGAAGCGGAAGTTAATAATCCAAAATATGAATTATTTGAACGTCTTTCTAAGAAAAGAGAGTTAAAATTAATGCAACAGTCGGTCATTGCTGGACCGTTTATGGGAAATAATGCATCTAGTCAATATGGTGCAAGTTCATTTGGATCAAATGGTCAATATCACAAATACATCTACGCACAAGTGGATGTTGATAAAGTAAGAAGAGTTGCAGAATACAGAAGAATGGCAGGTTATGCAGAAGTTTCGGATTGTTTGGATGAAATATGTGATGAGTTTATTAACAAAGATGAAAATGGAAAAATTGTAAAAATAAAATTTTCACCATTTGCTAAATTAGATGCTGACCAAAGAACAGAGATTGAAAAGGAGTTTTATAAATTTATTAACATCTATGAACTAGATACAAAAGGTTGGGGATATTGTAGACAGATGCTTATTGAAAGTGAAATTTTCTTTGAAAATATCATTCATGAAGAAAAAAGAGAATTAGGTATTATCGGTGCAATGTGTGTTCCTTGTGAACTCATTAATCCAATTTATGATAATATTCAAAATAACGTAGTACAGAATTTTATTTTTCAAAAGCCAATTAGTATGCAAAATAATAATGCTGCTGCTCCTTTACAACAACCAAATACAGCACCGCAACCTGCAAATGCTTTACAACAACAACTTATCACATTCCAAGGAAATCAGATTACATATATAAATTCTGGTTTGTGGAATGAAGATATGTCAATAAGAATTCCTTTTATTGAAAATTGTCGTAGAGCTTATAAACAACTTTCACTCATTGAAGATTCTATTGTTATCTATCGAATGGTTCGTGCTCCAGAACGTCTTAAATTTAAAATTGATGTTGGTAATATGCCTCCAAGTAAAGCAGAAGCATATTTAAAACAACTTATGCAATCATATTGGAATAAAAAAACATATGATGATAACTCACAAGGCGCAGCAGGTGGTGCAAATATGTACAATCCACAATCTATGTTGGATTCTTATTGGTTTGCAAGAAGAAATGGTGAAGTTGGTTCTGATGTAGAATTACTTCAAGGTGGTCAAAATCTTGATCAACTCAAGGATCTTATGTATTTTGTTAATAAGCTCTATAAAGCACTTAAAGTACCTCTTACACGTTTAAATCCAGATGATGGTTATAAAGATGGTAGTGAAATTTTAAGAGAAGAACTTCGTTTTGCTAAATTTGTTGTTCGTTTACAATCCAGATTTGCAGAAGGTTTAAAAGATGCGTTTATTACTCACTTAAAACTTAGAAAATGGTGGCCTGAATACAAATTACATGAATCTTATTTTCATTTAGAATTTAACCCTCCTTCTAACTTTTTTGCAATTAGAAAGAATCAAGAACTTGAATTAAAGATGAAATTGTTTGGTGATATGGCAAATAATGAATCTATTTCCAAGACATTCGCTCAACGTCATTATCTTGAATACAGTGATTCCAGAATTAGTGAAAATATGGAATGGCTTAGAAAAGATGCTGCTCTTAAATGGGAACTTGATCAAATATCACAAACTGGACCAAACTGGAGAGAACACATTGCAGCAGCCGAACAAGCAGCTTCAGCAGGTGGAGGAGCACCAGTAGGTGGAGCAATGGGTGGTGAATCTGCATTAGGTGGTGGCGGTGGATCAGAACCAATACCAGAAACAACACCAGCAGGTGGAGCAGAAGCAGGAGCACCCCCTGAAGCAGGAGCACCTCCTGAAGCAGGACCACCAGCTGGCGCACCTCCAGCTGGTGCACCCGCAGCTTAATTATTTTATCTTAAAACAAGATACAAATAATATAAGTATTGCGTAATCATGGCATCACAAGAACCACCATCAGTAGCTAGTAATTTTTATCTAAAGCATCTTGATAGTAATACTAATAGTATTGCATATGAAGATAATTTTATAGATATTAAATCAGTTGAACCCAGTTTAGGAGTTCCTTCTGTAAACACATATGCTAATCCAACATCTGCATATTATTTTCCTTTAATTGCAAATGCGGATAACTATAAAGATGCAAGAAAGATGTCAAATTCCAATGACACTTTGGTTTATTTTAATGATAACATTGGTGTTGGTACTGATATTCCTAATAATAAATTAACCGTTTCTGGTACTATTAGCGGAAATAATAAAATAATTGTAGGTAGTAATAATACTTCTAGTGCTGATTATGCTTCAATACTTGGTGGACAAAATAACACAATTGAATTATCTGGTACAAATTCTGGAATTTTAGCAGGTTATAATAATACAGTTAGTTCATGTGATTCATTCATTATTGGAGGACATGATAACCAAGTTAATGGTGAATATAGTTTTATTGATGGCGGATTTTATAATCAAATTCAAAATACATCTAGTAGTTTTATTATTGGTGGTTCTGTTAATTATTTAGATTCCGCTAACAATTCATCAATTATTGGTGGTGCTTTGAATAGTGTTATAGGACAAGAATTTCCTACAACAATAGGATCAAGTGTTATTAATGCTATTAATAGTAATATTACTGGATCAGGATATAGCACTATCATAGGTAGTAATAATAGTTATATTACCGAAAATGAATTTGGATTTAATTCTATTATTGGTGGAACTAATAATAGCATAAGTAATGCTACAAATAGTCATATAATAGGTTCTAATATAAATGTAGACGGCATTAGCAATACAACATTTATTGAAAAATTATCAACAACAGATTCTGCTTCAATTAATGGTGATTTAACAGTAACTAATAATCTTTTAGTTTATGGTAGTATATCAGCATTAAGTGGATTTAATGTTACAACTACGAATTTTGCAAATACAACTGCAATTGTAATAGATAATACAGGCATTGGACCTGCATTAGATGTAACACAAGAATATGGAACATATCCAGTTGCAGTATTTAAAGGAAATCAAATATCAGAAATTTTATATATTGGTAATACACCATTAAACCCTCTTGATGGTACTAATGGATTTATCGGTATTAATACAATAAATCCTAATGTAGAATTAACAGTCAATGGTTCCATTTCATCAAATAATATAATTTATGCAAATGTTGGTAATAGCGATCAATGGAATATTGCTTATAATTTTGTAGATCAAAATGGTTCAGATATTTTGAACTTAAAAGATACAGTTAATGCATCAATTGATAATTTAAATTCTGTTTACACAACTGTTTCATCTAACTCTGCAAATTGGAATTCTACCTATACAACTGTTTCATCTAACTCTGCAAATTGGGATTCTGTTTATACATCTGTATCACCGAATTCTGCAAATTGGAATTCTACCTATACAACTGTTTCATCTAACTCTGCAAATTGGGATTCGACTTATAATAGTGTTTATTCATTAAGTGCAGGATGGGGTATATTTTCTAGTAGTTTTTCTAGTACAAGCGCAGATATTTTATATGCTACAAAATTTTATTCAAATCCAACTTGGATAGTTTCATTATCAGATGGAAAAATATTTGGTCAAAGATCTGATAATTGGGATTCAGTTTATGCTACAGTAAATTCAATTTCCGGTGATTTAGCTAGTAATGTTTTTTCTAAATTATCATCGGTTCCTTATACCTATAATACTTCTATTTCATCCATATATCCTGTATTTGATGCAAATGATGCGTCTGGTGTACATTCTAATATCACAGGTGGTTCAAATAATACTGCTTCAGGTGTATATTCATCAATAGTTAACGGTTTTAATAACAATGCCACATTCGATAATTCAACTATTGTTAATGGTAATTTTAATCTTGCAAATAACAATTATTCTACTGTATTAAACGGTTCAGAATTATCAGCAACTGGATATAGTTCTACCATTATAAATGGTAACAATAATAATGCCTCTGGTGATTATTCATTTATTGCTGGTGGACAAAATAATGACACAAATAATCTTGCTAATACTTTTATATTAGGCACTGATTTAATTGCATCTCAATCCGATACCACTTATGTTAATAATTTAAGCGCACAAGATACACTATATACATCTAATGTAGAAGGAATCGGTAATGAAGTTATAATTTCGGATGGTATTAATTTAATAGGTAATGGAGCAGATACATTATCTTTAAATTTCAGTAATGGTGTTTATACATCAAATGATTTATATGTTGATGGTTATATATATGGTGATATATCAAATGCAACTGGGAATATTTATACATCAGGAATAAGCATATATAGCATCAAACCAATAAATGGTAGTAATAATGCTTCTGCACTTTTTTCTACTATAGGAGGTGGTGCTAATAATACTGCTTCAGGCGGATGTTCTACCGTAACTGGAGGACAAGATAACACAGCATCTGGTGGATATTCAACAGCATCCGGTTATTATAATAAGGCTTCTGGATTGTCTTCCAATGTAGCTGGTGGTAAATGTAACACTGCTTCTGGATATTTTTCCAATGTTGCTGGCGGTGGTTTTAATACTGCTTCTGGTAATTATTCAGTCACAGTTGGTGGTAAATCTAATACTGCTTCTGATTATTATACCAGCATAGGTGGTGGATGTAATAATACTGCTTCAGGTACTGGTTCAATTATAGCTGGTGGTATTAATAATATTATTAATCAACAATATTCAATTATAGGTGGTGGTACTAATAATACAATAAATTCACAAACGTCAATTATAGGCGGTGGAATTGGAAATTTTATAAGTGCTGGAATTTCTGATGTTTCAATTTTAGGAGGTAGAATTAATCGTGTTTATGGGTGTTCATCATCAATTATAGGTGGATGTTGTAATACCGTTTCTGGTAATTACTCATCAATAGTTGGTGGTGGTTGTAATATAGCTTCTGGTAATTATTCAATCACAGTTGGTGGTAAATTTAATACGGTTTCTGCTTATTATTCCAACGTAGTTGGTGGATATCGTAATAATGCTTCTGGTCGTTATTCTAATATAGCTGGTGGTTGTTGCAATCTTGTTTCCGCAAGTTATTCTAATGTAGTTGGCGGTAATTGTAATACAGTTTCTGGATGTTATTCTAATATTGGCGGTGGTCAACATAATACAGTTTCCGGTTGTGGATCTACTATAGCTGGTGGTACATATAATGTTGTATCTGGTGATTATTCCATAGCTAATGGTTATATTAATACATCTTCTGGTTGTTTTTCTACTATATCTGGTGGTGTTTGTAATAATGCTTCTGGTTGTGGATCTACTATAGCTGGTGGTAGAAATAATACTGCTACTAGCACAGTGGCTACTGTAGCTGGTGGTTGTTGCAATCTTGCTTCTGGTTTTGGTTCCATTATAGTTGGTGGATATCGTAATATTGCTTCTGGAAATTGTTCATCTATTCTTGGTGGCATAAATAATGACACTAAAAATCAAGCAAATACCTTTATCCTCGGTGCTTCTCTATCAGCAACTCAGGCAAATTTCACCTATGTAAATAATTTAAGTTCACAAGGTAGAGTTCATAGTGCATGTTTATCTATTAATAATGCAACTAGTGCAGCTGTTGGGGGTTCATCATCCTGCAAATTTGCTATATATGATTCAACTGGAAATATAATTGGATATGTTCCAATTTATCCAAGTTAATCATTTATTATAACCAAATCCTTTTTGATACCAAGCATATTGATTATCAATCCAATCGCAAACTTGCTTGCCTAAAATTTCATTGTAATCGGGAGTCAATGGTTGTACTTTATTTTTGATCGTATGAAGATCTGTTGTTAAACCATAAACAGAATCATCTTCTTTTATGGATTGCTCTACATTATCAAAGTCATGATTCATGGATTGTAATCCAAGGTAAGAATAAATTTTATCCATTTCTCTTTGTGGATAAGATGTTAAATCTTCTGCACGAATGTAAAGAACTTCTTTATTAATTCCTTCAAGCATTGTTTGTTGAAGTCTTTCAAGAGCCATTCCAACTGGAGGAGAAGACATCCAAATATCAACTCTTTTTGGTGTTGTAGTTCCTGACATTTTTGAATGATCTTGAATTGATTGATGATTTTCTTGGCCTTTTCTGTATATTTTTTCCATTGAAGAAATAATACTTTTCAAATTCCTTACCATGCAAATCATTTTAGGTTTTTCATCCATAAAGGATTCAAACCATTTATAATGAATTGTACCACCTCTAGTCTTAATACAAATATTTGGTTTATCGGTGTATGATTTGGTATAACCTTCTAATCCGCCTTTACAGAAGCCTCTCCAAGCTCTTAATGCTAGGTCTTTATCAATAGCTTTAACTTCTGGTGTATTGGTATAATTCATTCTTGCACCATAAAGATATTCAAGAACAGGATCTGTAGGAGTTGCTGCAATTTCTGGATTCTGATTGAAAATACATTGAAGCAATGTACTCATACTACGAGGCATTGATGAATTAAAAAATATCATAATACTATTTCTGGATTCGGTTGAAAAAGAAGTTCAGTTTTTGAACCCAAAATAGATTCAATGAATTGATTTTTATCAAAAATATTTCCAATGTTATCATAAGGACATTCATGGAATCTGCCACCTGTCCAATCATCTTCTTCTAGATATGAATCTATGCGATGACGGAAAGATTCCGCTCCTGTTGCAACAATATTATCATGAATAGTATGACCAAAAACAATAGGAGAATTTGAAATCCAACCAATTGTTGCTTTTTTACCAAAAGCAGCGGCAGCATGTTGAGCAAAAGAATCAATGCCTAAAATTTTATCAGAAAGTGCTATGTAACAAAATAAATTTCTAAAATTATCTGTTACGGAAATTGTATTTTCCAACTTTGGTTGTTTATCTCTTCTAATATGAAGTATTTTACTGAATTTATCTTTCAATTCATTAACAATTCCTTGTGCAAAATCAGGAGCAAGGTCTCTAGACCAAGAATAAGGATGATTTTGATTCTCAGCACCACCTGATGATTGTATTAAGAGTATTGGACCATCTTTTTGTAATTGATTTTGAGCGAAAATAAGTTCTCTTTGTGACAAATATATATCAGGTTTAACATCAATACATGGAATGTTGAAAACATCACACCAAATTTCAGCTAAAGACTTCTTTCGATACAATAAATCACCAGAATGATAAGGTTCTGATCTTAAAATAACAGAATCTTTACCGTTTATATAGTCATCATAGAAATAAGGTATGTTTCCAAACTTGTAAACCCTAAAAATGTTGGGATTATGGACAAAAACTTCAGGCCAAGCGGTTACTACTATTAATTTATGCTCCGGATAAGCAGATTTGATTGATTTGACAACAGAAGTGGCAACAATATTCTTACCACAACCACCATCAATGTGAAAAATTACATATTTGTCCATTTCTTACAATTTACACCAAAAATACAGTAATTCAAGTTTATAAAACTAAATATATAGACAATGTCTGTTTTATTTAAAAATAATATAACGATTTCCGATCTTTCTTCCAATTTGGTAGCATTTTACAACTTTAATGGTGATATAAATGATTCTTCTGGTAATGGAAAAGATCTTACCGTTGGTCCTAGTTGTGATTATAATTTTACAACACCACTTGTTGGTTCTAATGCAATACAATTTAATAATTTTGGATTTTGTGGAACTTCTTCAGGGTTAACATATCGAAATAATATTTGGAATTTATATGATGGAAATACAAGTGCATCATATTCATTATGGTTTAAATATACGCAAAATATAAACTTTCCGGGTAGTTGCGCTTGGACATTTTTTGGTGCTGATTTTGGATATTTTGGTTTTAATATAAATCCTACATATAAGGTTAATAATGAAATAGTTTTTGGACTTGCGGGTGTTGGTTTCATCGGTAAATCAATAGCAATAAATGTTGGCGAATGGTATCACATTGTAGGAACTTATGATCACACAACAGGAAAATATAAAATATATAAAAACGGTCATTTAATTATTAAT